GGGATGATTGATGCCGTGCTGCAGATGGCAGACAAGTGGCGTTGCCCTAGCGTACACGTCGAAGGCATCAAAGAAGGTATCAGTGTCTACGACACCCTCTACTCCATCGTCAGCACTAAGGCGTCTGACATGGCCAACGTAGACCACCTGCCTCGGATCAAGAAGTTCAACCCGGGCATGACCTCCAAGTCGGCAAAGATTGCCGCTCTCTTGCGGCGGTTCGACTACGCCAAGATCAAGCTGCCTTTGCGGGACAGACAAAGAAAGCCGTGGCGTGCGCTGGTCGACCAGATTGAGCAGTTCAACCCAGAAGCCCGAGATGGGGGACTGCAGCATGATGACGAACTTGATACTGTTTCAATGTCGATGTACATCATTCGGGGGAAACCCGGTAAAGCTGTGCAAGAAGCTGAGGAGAGCTCTAGTGCTATGGAGCTTCTACGGAATGGGGAAACCCATGACGAGAATGGAAATCCCATTCTGTTCGGCCTCCCTCTTCAAAACCTCACCATAGAAGATATAGGGCAGTTACTACAAAGAAAGCAGGAGCCCGATGGAAGAAGCAAAGTCTGAGCTGCAGGTACACCCCAGCCACGTCGTAGTCCCCCTTGCCTTCTTCGAGAAGGTCATGCAGGTCTACTACTCTGTCAAGGGCGCCCATGTGGTGGGCCAGCCTACAGAAGAGAAGTCAGAGCTACAAAGTCCTGCCTCTTATAGACCCTCAGAGGATCTGAATTTACCTAGCGTAGAAGCTGTACGTACTTACGTGCCTGAGGGCTTTGTTGCCCGTGGTGCAGCAGCAAGAACGGATAAGGACGATGCCTGAGGATACCTACACACTAACCAAGGATAAGGCCGCTCTTTGCCAAATTATCGACAGGCATGTTGAGCGCGAAGAGGCCAACCACTCTTACCGCTACACCATGTGGTCCTTGGCGTGGTATTACCTCAACGGCGCACGTCGCTTCGATATTTTCGACCCCGATACTGGACTTCTCCAGCCCCACCACCTCGACGAGGACGGCAACATGGAGTTCCAGAGCCAGGAACTTCTGTCCGCTATTGACCGCGTGGCAGGGGTTTTGTCCTCCATGGACGCACGACCCAAGATTCTGCGTACTGGCGGATCTCTGCAGCAAGTCCGAGACCGCTCTATCGCTCAGGTTATTGCAGATGCCACCATCAGCCGGGACCGTGCAGATCAAGCCCTTACAGACTTTGCCCACATTCTTACGTGCTGCGGTTCATGCGGTATTGCGGGTCACGTAGTTGACCACCCGACCGTTGGCTTGACTGCTGACCTCGAAGTTATCCACCCTCGAGAACTCTACCCCTTCCCGTCTCTTGGCATGGACCACACCAAACAACGTGGTCTGATCCGTGAGCGCATTGTGCCCATGGACTATCTTGTCGAGAAGTTTGGGCGGAAGATCAAGACAAACAAAGAGAAGATGTTCTACTTCTCAACGGAGGCCGGTGCTGTTCCTCAGGACGACACCGACTTTGCTGATCGCCTTAGTAATACCACGGGCGGTCTTCGATACAGCGGAGGTGCGGGTTATCTTGGTCATGGTGGTGATCCCACTAAGACCCAGTATGAACTCGTGCGTATCCGTGAGCTGTGGCTATTGGGCCACCGGGACACTGTCACTCGTTACGTCGTAACGTCTGGCGACTACGTCCTGACGGATGAGGATTTCAACGACGTTGAAGTTTACTGCCCTATCGGTTTCGCCCGCTTTATGGAGACGGGCTCTTTCTACGGTGCTGGTCTCTTTGATCTGTTGTTCTCGATCAGCCGCGAGATGGAGAAGCTGCTCAAGGCTCTCTTCAATAACATCCGCGATATCGACCAGTACGGGATTCTTGTACTGCCCCAAGGACAGTTCAACGAGCGTGCTGCGCTACGGGATGTGGGACGCGGACTCCGTGTTCTCCCCTACGAGCCAGACGCTATTGACCCTGGCTTCCGGCCATTCAATATCTCACCTGTAAACTCTGGTGATCTGCCCGGTAAGACCGCTGCGTACGCCAAGCAGTTGATGGACTCTATCAACCCCTTCCGCGACCTCGTCGCATCTAAGGGTCGAGTCGATAGTGCTGCGGGGCTTGGCTTCCTTGATGAGAAGAACCGCCAGCTGATGGTGACTCCCATGAAGTCTGTAGAGAAAGCATTCTCTCAGGCGCACCGCAGTACGTTGGCTCAGGCGGCTAGAGCGTTGACACTGAGTAGACGGGCTATCCCAATCAACAACCTCACTCTGGACCTCGCAGGCGCGATTATTGATCCTGAGAACTCTACGGTATCGTTTGACCGCAACCCTCTGCCGGTGATTACCAACGTGGGTGTGACGATCCGAGAGACCAGTCCTCGGTCTGAGGTAGCCAGAAAGCAAGAAGCGCTGCAACTCTTTGCAGCTCCGGGGCTTGGAGACCCCATGAGGCTGATCTTGCTGTCTCTACAAGAGGGTCTTGACTTCGCTATCTATATGGAAGAGGAGAGAGCAGCGTACGAGTCAGTCGTCAAAAACTGCCTTGTTCTGTTTGGAAACGGCGAAAGTCCGGGAGAAATTGTTTTGACCCCTCACACAGCACTGCCTCCTTTGCAGCTGCGGGTCCTAAACTCTTTTATGGCTGGTCCTGCGATGGCGATGGCATCGCCAGAAGTGCAAGACGAGTTTATGAAGTTCAAGCAGTTCCTACAGCAAGGGCTGGGAAACGTGCTACCAGAAGGCGTGCCGCTGCCTGAGGAAGCGGCCATGCAACGCATGCAACAACAAGGGCGTCCATTGCCACAACCGGCAGCGCCACAAAGAGCAGGAGCTAGACGATGAGTGAAGAAGTTACTACCCCCACTGAGGCGACCCCTGAACCAACGCCTCAAGAAGCGCCTCAAACTGAGGCCCCTCAGGCTGAAGCCCCCAAAGAAGAGGCTGCTCCTAAGGGTCCCAGCACAGAAGAGTTTGAGAACCAAGCCAAGGAACTCGAGCTTCTGCGTGAATACCGCCGAGCAGCGGGCAACTTGATGAAGGCTCAAGATGCAGAAATGACCGAAGAAAAAGAAAGCGACATGCGTTTTGTTATGGCGTATGAAGGTTTTGATGACCATCAAATCAACGAGCAAATCAACAACATGAAACAAGCACAGCAGAATCAAGGAGTGGTCCCCTACGAAGGGACTCCGGAGCAGAACGCTCAGCCCCAGCCACAGAACGACCCTCGCGTTGAAGACGTTGAGCGTCGTATGGCGCAGGTTGAAGAGCGTGAGCGCACTATGCGACTCGAGCAGCTTCAGAACAAACTCAACGCTGCTGTATCACAAGTTCAAACGGGCGGAGAGATCGACAAGATCTCCTCGTCTTTCAAAAGAATCCACGGCGACGAAGGACACGATGAGCGCATGAACGTCATCGGTGAAGACATTCACCGAGAGATGGTCAGTCACCTCCGTAAAATTCGCTCCGCCGGGGGTTCCGTTACTGATGACGCCATTCGTCAGGCGTCTGAATCGGCAGCAGAAACTGTTGCCAAACGCTACCGGACGGTAATCGGAGATCCGAACAAACTTGGTCGGGCACCGGAAACAGCTTCTGGACAAACCCAGTTCTATCAAAAGAAACCAATCGACGTTCCGTCGTTCCAACCAGGGAAAGACTCAGCAGGCTCTGTTTACGACAAGGCTCGTAAGTTTGCTGAAGACACTCTGTTGGACATTGCGGCGGATACTTCGGCTGGCGGAAACACCAAGCTGTAAATAAGGAGATAGGCTAAAATGCCTGCTTTGATTACCTCAGGATCCCTTTTCAATACGCACGAAAAGCGCATTGAAGATGTGATCAACAAAAACATCGACATCATGCTTCCCGGGGTGGACCCCATCTGGGAAAACATGGTTACCAGCTCGATGGGCGTCGGTCCCGTGGACGCCCTTGGCCGTGAATACAAGATCCTCAAGGTCTTTATGGGCGGTCTGACCGGTATCTTCGAACAAGGTCGTAGCCGTAACGACTTCGCTTTGTTCGGTGACTCCACCGACACAGGCTTCGGCGAGCGCTTGTTCCAGCAACAAGTGACCCAGAGCTTCCCCGATCCGTTGGACGGCATGAACCAGCAACCATACCGCTTCGGTCTTCCGATGCGAACCATGGTCGCCAACATTGCCTTCACGCTCGGTGAACTCCAAGCTGAAGCATCCCCTGCATTCATCGGTCAGATTGTTGCTCCGAAGCTCGAAGGCTTCTCCCGCAACATTGCTCAGACTCTGTGTAACTCTTGGTATACCTCGCAGAACGACGGTTACGTCCTCTCGTCAATTACCTCTAAGAGCGCTTCAGGATCTGGTCCTTACTACCTTGAGTTTACTCCAGGCAACAAGGCTGTCGACCGCTTTATGGTCGGTATGCAAGTTGACATCTACGTTGACTCGTCGGGCTCCGCTATTGGCCAAGCCCGCCGTAACGAGGATGGCTCCGGCGTCCGACAAATAGCAGTTGTGGATTTCGTTGACGAAATCACCAACACCGTGCGTCTTGTCTCTAACGTCGATGCGTTCTCTACTGTCGCCGACACCGATGTCGTCGTTCACGCTAACAGTCACTACGGTGCCTCTAGCGCTGCGAAGTTCACCAACATCGCAGGTATCAACTCGTTCCTCAAGGGTGGCGATGCCTCTGGCACCGAATCCTTCTTCAACACCATCCTCGGTACTAACGCCAATGGTGAGTCGATTTCGGGCGAGCAGATCAACGTGAACGAGAAGCCTGAGCACAAGTCGTTGTTCAAGAACTTGAACAGCAGCCTGCTTACCGAGCACACGCTCCGTCAGCTCCTTCGACGCTTCCACGCTGCGAAGGCCAAGCACGGTCAAACCATCGACACCCTCGTGGCGTCCGACGGTGTGTGGTTGGGTTACGAGTCCACCAAGATTGGACGCGAAGTCCTCGACCGTACCGGTCGTCTTTCTTCGCTTGCCACTCAAGGTTCTGAAGGCGGTAGCCCTGGTGGTGCAAACGACCAGTTCAACTCCGGCTTCAACTTCACCATGGATGGTAAGTCCTACACGGGCTACACCTCAACCTATGTTGAAGAAGGAACCATGTACGGGCTCAAGATGGGCGGCGGCAACTACAAGAAGTATGTGCCACCAAGCATCTCAGGAACCTCGGCATTCGACCAAGGTCCTGCCTTTGCTCCGTTCGAATTCGTGGCGGGTGCTTTGACCGGTACTGGTACCAACCAGTTGCCGATCTACACCAACTCAGGCGGCAAGAACTTCGTCACCGAAGCTTCTCAAATGCCTGGTTACCTGCGTATGCAGGTCTGCCCAGACCAGTTCGCTGGTATGAAGGTTGTAGGCATTACCGAGGATCGTCTCTACGGCGAAACTCAGACTGTCTAATAAAGGTCTCCTGCCTTTCGGGCCCCCCTGCCTTTCGCGGGTGGGGGGGTCTTTTGCTAGAGTAGCGACAACATGATTGACCCCGGACTTGTAATGGATGAAGACCACCACGTCCTGCCGGACGGAGAGTGGATTAGATGGGCCCGCCGAGTGACGGATATCCCAGAGCTGTTCGTGTACCTCCACCGATTCCACCAGACCTTTGTCTTGGCTGCGTGGAGAAACAAGAATCAGCGGCGCTGTGTGGAACTGCACAGCCAAGAAAAGAACTTTGACTGCGCCCCTCTTGACCGCAACTTCCTTGAGTTGCTGTGTATGCCAGTAGACGAAAAGATGGCACGCATGAAGAGAAAATCCAACGAGGCACGCATGGAGCGGCAAGCAGGAGCCAACGAGTCGTCAGAAGAAAAAGCTGACATGCTCAAGTGGACAAAGCAGAAGGGCTTGGATGAAAGCCATAGGAACTTGGCGACCGCTCCGTTTGTTGGGGCGCGTCAAGGCGGAGAGACGTTAGAGAGCACCAGAGACGCACTGAAGGACATGACGTCCGGAAAGATCTATAGCCATGCATAGTACCGGGTCATTTCTCAATACAGTCATTGAACGCGTACGGGGCTACCTTGATGAGCCCTCGTCCAAGTACAGCAATGACTTTCTCATGCGTAATGTCGTTATGCCTGAGATGGTCAACGTGCTGTCCCGTTTGTCGTTGAACTTTGACAACCCTATCGTGATCCGCCAAGCAATCACGATTGCGTCAGGTACTGAGTATTACCAGCTTCCGCCCAACGTCGGCGAGATCTTCATGCTGGTGCAGCTCGATGACAACAACATTGTCACCGCTGATTACAAGCCTCAAAAC